ATGAACAAAAAAACAAAAGCATTAGACAAGGAAACCTACAAAGAAATCATAACCGCAATCCGCAAAGGCTTCAATTACGGAGAACACGTATTCAAACCAAACAAACGGCTTGCTACATTGTTGGTAGTGCAAGCAAACATAGGAGTTAGAATCTCTGATATACTGCACCTTACGCTTTCAGACGTGGTATACGAGAGCGGTCGCTATCATCTTGATATTGTAGAGCAGAAAACCGGCAAGGGAAGAAACTTCACGGTTCCAACTGAATTATTCCAATTCTTAAAGCAGTACACCGAGGATAACGGCATTGCACCAACCGCAAGAATCTTTCCAATCAGCGAAAGAGCCGTACAGAAACAATTGAAAATCGTAGCGGATTTCTTTGGAATTGACGGAATATCAACTCACAGTTTCCGGAAATTCTATGCTACGGAAATGTATCTAAATAACGATTATGATATTGAACTGGTGCGTCACCTGCTACAGCACTCATCCAGTTCGACAACGCAAAGATATATCAGTATCAGTGAAAAACGTGTTGAGAACGCATTGAAAAACCATTTGTGTATCATCTAATTGTATGGTACACTGTAAAGGTCTAAAGCCAATATAATACGGCAACCATTTATTTCTCCCCCCGGTTGCCAATTAGACAAAAAAGTAGGAGCCTTTTCCATAATTTAGGCTCCTATTTCTTATTATTATATTACGAGTTGGACTAATCTTGAACTAATATTGGACTAAAACAACTAAACTTTATTAAAGATTAGACCATTCTTTAAGCGTTCTCAATGAATCCTTGAATTGCTTACAGAAATCACGTGAAACAGAACTATTTCTGTCCGTAATTTTTTCTAAATACTCTTCAACCTTTTCTGGGTCAAATTTTTCCTCATATGTTTTCAATTTATCAATTGCTAATTCCTTGAGGTCATTTCGCTCCTGCTTATGAGCTTCAATGTTCTCCTCTTTTGAAATTTCGCACGTAAAGAAAAATGAGGACGCTTTATCAATATCTCCATACAACTTACGCATTGTGGCTACAATGCTATCCTTGGAGTGTATAATGAAAAGGATGCCGTCGTAGCACTGTTCCCTTTCATCTTTCACGTGAAAGTATTTTTCATACATACGCTTCACGTATTCATCTGATAAGCGTTCTCCGCGCTTTTCTAATATTCTGGCATCCTGCAAACCAAGTTTTTCAGATTCTAATAACATTTTCATCATTTCTTCTTTGCTCATAACATACATCCCTTTCTATTTCTTCTTATTCTTTTTCCTCGCAACTAATTCCTGCAAAGAAATCGTCATTTACTTATAAAAATCTATTACATACTTCTTCAAAAAAATCTAACTTTGCCAGTCTAATTGCTTCAGCTAAAGTAAAGTCTCCACCTATATTTTCTTTGATTTCTTTTGCATAAGGAACAAAACTTTCACATCTTATTCCTTCATTTTTTGAAACAACATAATCTTTATAAATCAGTGATAATTCTTCGTTTGTCTTATCGCTATATGGAATTTTCATTTTATATCACCTCTTCTAATCTTTACTTCGATTTTGATTCTATTCTTTTTGCAATTTTTTTCAACTCTTTTATTTTTCAATTTCCTTTTTTACAAGTCCAATTCCCTTTATTATTGTATCAGTCCTTGATAGATTTAATTTTTCTGAACAATACTCAATATCTTGTTTCTCTTGCTTTGTTAATCTGATGTTGAGTTTTTCTGTTCTGGAAACGTCTTGTAATGGTGGTCTACCAGTTCTTGGTGACAAATTATCATCTCCTTTCTATTTATGTCCTTGCATAAATCATTATAAATTATGTACGCACATAAGTCAACCCCTAAATGCAAAAAAATAGAGACAATATAAAATTATACTGTCTCTATCCAATAAATCTAGTTATCAAGCATTTCGTTTACCCTCTGCATATTATCTCCAGTATCATACACAATCACGCATGACCTGCCAAAATAAAAAACTGCTAAGAATATAACGCAAATCAAAATAACTATCAAAAGTCTTTTCCACATATTTCTATTCCTTTACTAATTAGTGATATAACTTAAACATGTCGGAAGAAAGTGATTCCGCATATATCTTAATATCGTTTTCAGCATTGGTTATGCTTGTTGAAAAATCATCATAGTTTCCTGTCGGACTTGCAAGCAAAGAATATAAACTGTGTATTGCATTACAATAGTTTTCTGTATCTTCGCAGATGTCTTTATATTCATTATAAATGTAGTCATCTGATTTAATTTTTTCCCATTTTGAATAGGTTTCCTTAAATTTCTCATATTGTTTTGCCGTTTTATTTGAATACACTGTATCACTTATGCAAAGATTCACGGCATCAGAGAAGTCTCTAAATTTCCCATTCTTCTTTAATGTCCATTTATTTGTCTCTTTGCTTTTCTCTTTCCAAATAGCATTACTCCATGTATGGGTTGCTTTTATGCTTATGTTGGATAGATTAGAAACAAATTTATCTGTAGAATCAAATAAATCAACAGTCAACTTCACAAAATCACGTTTATTTTGACGTCTTTGTTTTTGCTCTGCAATTTCCTTTTCCTTCTTTTCTTCTTCCGCTTTCTTTTTCGCTTCCGCTTTCTTCTGTTCCTCAATTCGCTTATTGTTCTCTTGAACAAAATAATAGGTAACACCACCTGCAACACCGGCAAGCAACATAACAATAATCACGATTAAAGCTATCTTTTTATGCTTTTTGGATTTCTTATTCTGTTCAATTGCAAGTTCCTTATCTGCATCCGTAATTGTTCTTCCACAATTCGGACACTGGTTTGTTTGGTCGCTAACTTTCTTTTTGCACTCCGGGCATTTAATCAAAGCCATGAGCAATCCCTCCTCTTTTATTTTTGATTGTATATTATCATATTTGACTATATTTGTCTATAATGCAGTTCTTAATGTTTGGAATACATTGTTTGTTATGCTAATTATTTCATCTGCGTATGTTGCCAAAAAGTCGCAAAACATTTCTTCCTGTTCCAAAGTCATATCAATTCCGTATGAAAACATTGCGCTATGGCATATCTCATGTAGCAAAACTTTGCGTAAAAAACCGCCACGCAAAATATTTGATATATAAATTGTTTGATTGTTTCTATCGCACATTCCGCAAGTATAACTTCCGTCACTTCTTTGTAGCATATTGCTATACGGTGATACTGTTACTATATTCCAAACAAAACCATTCATAGTATACAATTTAACCACTCCAATCAAAAAGGGGCAATTACGCCCCTTTAATTCTTTTTGTTAAAACTTCTGCAATAATGTTTGCATTTTTGTTTTGAGTAAATTTTTTTCTTCCTGTGAACTATCCGCAATCATTTCCGTAATGTCTTTTGATAATTCACCCATGTACTTTTCTAATTCTTTCATTTTGTACTGCTTATCAGCCGGTGTGTCTGCTTTGTGCATTTCTTTTGATTCCATGTACGACATACGGCTCATTCCGCTTCTGCCCTCTCTGGAATCTCTCATCTTCATGTTTTTATCCATTCCGGTATCAGTGTAATACATGAGACCGTCTCTGTGTTTATCCATATCTCTGTACCATTCCGGGTCATGTTCCCGGTACATTTCCGGTGTCATATGGTAGTATGGTTCGTCATATCCTCTACGGTACGTTCCACGTCCTTTCGGAGCAAATTTTCCGTCAGCGTATCGGTATTTGTCATAAAATCTTCTTCCGTCTCCGTAACGCTCAAACATTTCAAGTGTTTCTTCCGATGTTGATTCATCCATTGCCTTTGTCAAGGTTCTGTAGTACATTGCTTCCGACAAATCTTTCATCATGTCTACTACTTTTCCCATTTCGCAAGTATCAACATTTTCGATTCCAGATTCCATTTCGTTTTTGGCACATTCGGAAAGTTTTTCAATCATACAATGCATTCTTTTAATATCCATCTCAATCACCTCCACCGGTTGTAACAATAGTTCCGTCACCGTTTATTGCATTTAATCTGTTGTCTTGGGCGCAAGCAATTCTTCCAAGCAATTTGAAAACCCCGCTATTTGACGTGGTTTCAACTCTTGTACTGTATTTTGTTCTTGTTCTGATACTACAAGCCGTTGCCTGCGTACAATCACATTTTGTCAGTGGATAAAGTACCGTACCAGTTCCAATCTGGATATATACCGGAGCAGAGATTGTTGTTTCTGCCGGAATGCTCTGTGCCACAACAATGCAATATTTTGAACCATCGTTATAACTTCCTTCCGGGATTTGGATAACAAGACCAGTACCGGCAGTAAAATTTACTGCCTGACTTATAATCAATTTCTTGCAAAGTTTGCATACGTTTTTACAATTACTCATAATCTACCTCCTAAAAATCAATATGGGATAAGCCATAGACCTATCCCATAGAGTAATAATCAGCCTAGTTCGGCGAGTTTTTCTGATATTCTGTTTTGATTCTTCTGCATATTAGCAACAACCGCAACCGTTGTTAAGACCTACTCCATAAGCGGACTGGTAAGGTGAGCAAGTGATGTAAGCTGGTACGGCAGTAGGTCGCAACTGGCTTACAAGATACTGGTTCTGCTCTGACTGTGAAGCCGCCAATTTAAGGTTCTGATTTTCAGTCTGCAAAGTAGACAATTTGTCGTTTACAAGGAAGTCAAGGATGCTTCTTGTGTTTGCGTTCTGATTTTCGATAATATCTCTTGTATTGTTGCACATAGAGTTCTGGAGTGCGTTTGTCTGCGTTGAAATGTTGTAATTCACGCCCTGAATAGCTTCTCTTGTTGCACAGCAGCAGTCGGAAATCTGATGAGATACGTCATTGAATCCCTGCTGGTTCTGAAAACCAAGCGTACAGATTGAGTTATCAAGAGTTCTGAAATTGCTGTTGATTGTGTTGTTCAGCGCATAGTTACTGTCTGCCAGTCCGTATGTCTGCTGGTCGAGTTTGCTAATAAGCGTCTGCTGGTCTACTGCGGCTCTAACATCTGCCTGTGTAGCACAAGGAACGGATGCTCTGTCACCGCCGTTGCCGTAACCGCCGCCAAATCCATTACCCCATCCGCCAAAAATAGCAAACAAGATAATCAAGACCCACCAGCCGTTTCCATCTCCCCAGCCGTCTTTGTTGTTTCCTGTCACTGCCGCAATATCGGCAAGACTAGGTGAATTTCCGTTAAACATTTTGTTTACCTCCATTGTTTTATTTACAAATGGGAAACTAGTTTTAAGCGCACAACCCAAAATGTACTAACGTAAATTGCATCTTTGCATAATTGATTTTCTTATTTCATCTGGTGTAGTTCCTTTTTCTTTGCAGACGTTTTCTGCAAATTCCTGTAATCCTTTTGAATCTCCATTCCTATACATCTCAATAGCATTTTTTGCCATGGGGTTACTCATAACTTCATTGTTTTTTGTAATTTCTTCTAAAAATTTCTGTGGATTTCTCATTGCTTTCATAAAACTAATTGGATTAAGCATCTGTATCACTCTCCTTTTTAGTCGTAGTCGAAGATTTAATGCTTCTAGTCGAAGATTTAGTCGAAGTTTTAGTCAAAGACGATTCCAAGTTAGAGATTTTGTTTTCTAACTCATCGAATCTTTTCATAATTACTTCTGTGACCTCTTCTGATATGCCTATTTGACTTTTTGTGTTGTCCTGTGTCGGATTGTTAGGTTTTGCATCTAAAACTGGCTTAAAAGTCAAAATATGAGTTCTTCCATTTGCAAGCCATTGTTTTCCAAATATTTCTGTTCCGTCTGCTTTTGGAAAATAATATATATTCCCATCCATAGGAATGTCTGTTGCTTTTACAACGTCAATGCTATCAACAACTTTTCCAATAAAACTTGTCTGTTGTGATGTTGCCTGCATTTGAGAGTTCTGCATAGGTGGTTGTAAGTTCTGCTGACAATTTTGCAAAAAGTTCATTCTTTCTGCGTATGGATTTTGAACATATCCATTATTCATCGGATAAAAGTTCTGATAATTTTGCATCCGGATTCTCCTTTCTTATTTTACCAATAACATTTTCAAACACGCTAACGGCTGTAGCCTGCGTTCCAATAGGTATTTTCTGCATTTCATTTTCGCTAAAAATCATTTCAAGAATCTCGTCTTTGAACATATCAATCACTCCTTACAATTAAAACTTACACCAAAAAAAGACGGATGAACCGTCAGAAATCATTCAAAATTTATTCATATGTATTATTGGAAACAATGCTCTTTTCTTACAATCACGTACTTTGCTTAGTGTAAAACAATGTATTAAAATATTTACACCATTTATACACCATTTTCCTAAAAAATATAGTCATTTATAGATATTTATACGAAAATTAAAAACCATCTATGTACCGAAAACAACGCATTTTCGCCTTTTTGAACATTTCAAATTTCAAAGGTGGCGAGATGGTTCGTCAGATGATTAAGAAACAGGAAGAGAGCATGAAATAATCGCAGCCTAAATGCGAAATAAAAGAGGACAGCCGCTTTGCTGATAAAATTGCTTAGCGGCTGTCTCTTTGTTCTAAATCCATTTGTATCTGTTCTAAATAATGGACAAATGTTCCGGAATAGGTCGAAATTTCATATGCAGGATCTAATTCTTCATATTTGAAATGCTTTGCTCCGCCCTCTTCCATCCGTCTCCAAAATCTATCTAACTTTGCATACGGCAGATACATAAAGGTATCTTTTGCTTTGAAATAAATCAATAAAAATGCAATGCCGTCCTGCTCCTCAAACTCTTTCATAAAGCGAATCTGATGTTCATGCACATTCGCAAGCGGAAACCGATCAGTCGCACATTCCTTCGCATCAAAACATATCGGAATCCCCTGAACAACCCCGATGTAATCCACCGTACTTTTCTGTTCAAAGTAAGCAAGCGTAATATGTCTTGTTGTCTGGTCTATCGTAATCGGTTTAATCGGCGTTGGCACCTTCTGTACAAGTGCCAGTTTCTGCGAGCGGTATTTGTCATTTGTCATATTTACAAGTTCTTCCAAAAAAGAACCGCGGAGCCCTCTTGAATTCCAGGTTGCCATTAATTTTTCTCCCGGTACACAGTTTTATGTGCAATTTCGTCTGACTTTTCTTTTCCCTCAAGCAGCTCCAATAATTTTAAGCCAAAATCCATCGTTGTTCCAAGACCACGGCTTGTCACAATATTACCGTCAACAACGACCGGCTCACGAACTACCGTTGCACCAATCAAATTCTTTTCATGTTGTGGGAAACTGCATGCCGTCTTTCCTTCTAGCAAACCATATTTACCAAGAACTCCAGGTGCCGCACACACGGCTGCAACAATTTTTCCGGCATCATTCATAGCAAGAATTGCCTTTCTGACTGCATCGCTTTCACCCAAATTAATGGTTCCCGGCATTCCTCCCGGAAGAATGATGGCGTCATAATCAAGTACATCCACTTCTCCTAAAACAGCGTCCATTTCAACATTTACGCCATGTGAACTTCTCACAAATTCATCTTCTGTAATTGAAGCCATCGTCACTTCCACACCGCCCCGGCGCAGTAAATCAACGACTAAAAGCGCCTCCACGGTTTCATATCCTTCTGCAAATAAAATCACTGCACGTTTCAT